AGCTCGCATCTGGTTCGCCCGCTGGACGCGACCAAAAGCAAAAAGGGCGATCCTTGCGGATCGCCCTCTTCTGATTTGGTAGGCACAATTGGACTCGAACCAACGACCCCCACCATGTCAAGGTGGCGGCTCGATCAATCGTAAGCTGCTGATTTTAATAGAATTATCTGACCTTTTAATGGCCTGAAAAACGCCAAAACTTCCCTATAACAATCAATAACTTAGCGCGTGGTTTTGCAAATAGACCTGCGTAAAGAATTTTCCACAGTCGTCCGCACCCCATGACCGAGGCTCGCAAGTCTGTGGTGCCGGCTTCACGAAGCCATCGGGTGTTCGGACGCTCCATAAGCTGGCGCCAGTTCCCCGCTCGGTCTCCAGCCCGCACCCACAAAGTGGCATGACGCCACTAGACGCCGCAGCCCGTCTTGGGCATGATGCGACCCATCTAGACGCCTTTAGCACTCACTGACGGCGCCATCGAACCGGTTGGGTGCCGTGCCCTGTGTCTGGTAAACACAAAATAGCGGCGCAGTCTGAGCCAGCCACTTCCCTACCAACCGCTGTAAGGGACTGAGGTGGCAAGTTCTGGGAGGACGTACGATGAGTATGACCGAACTGAACGGTTCAGAGGCTCTCGCTCAGCGCATTTATGCGTTCGGCGCAGCAGCAGCGGCACTCTGTGCTGCTGGTGTCGGTCCAGTAACCGCTACAGTACTGGTGCTCTGTGCTAGCTTCGTGCTGGCCAAAGTAAGAGCCTAAGGCTGGAGCCACCACCCCCTGCTGGCGGGTAGGGGGCGGCTCATCTACCACTCCCCATCGGCGACAGCTATACACCGTCAATCTCTGCTCAACCTCGCGAACGACACAAGCGCCATTAGAACAACTGCCCCAGTTGGTCCGGCTCCCAGTTCATGATCACCAGCTCGCCAGTCACCTCGGCCTGGCCGTGCCGCTGGTTCGCCGTCGTGTACCGGATATCCAGCTGCTCGAAGTGGAACCCGTCAAAGGCCCGGCGTATGTCCGGATGGTCGTTGATGCTGACCATCACCCTGCCCTTGCAGCGCCGCATGAAGTCGGCCATCCGCTCGTACTCCTCGAACGGGAAGTCGACGCCATAGCCCGCGGTCTGCCAGTAAGGCGGGTCCATGTAGAAAAACGTGTGCGCTCGATCGTAGCGCTCGGCACAGTCGAGCCAGGACAGATTTTCCACATATGTTCCGGCAAGGCGTTGCCATGCCGCAGATAGGTTCTCCTCGATACGCAGCAGGTTGATGGCTGGCCCCGTGGTGGCGGTACCGAACGTCTGCCCGGTGACCTTGCCGCCGAAGGCGTGCTGCTGCAGGTAGAAGAAACGGGCGGCACGCTGGATATCGGTCAGCGTCTCGGGACGGGTCATCTTCTGCCATTCGAAAATCTGCCGCGAGCTGAGCGCCCACTTGAACTGGCGAACGAACTCCTCAAGGTGGTTCTGTACTACCCGGTAGAGCGTCACCAGGTCGCCGTTGAGGTCGTTGAGCACCTCGACCGGAGCAGCTTGGGGACGCATGAAGAACAACGCGGCGCCGCCGGCGAAGACTTCGACATAGCATTCGTGAGGGGGAAATAGAGGGATCAAGCGGTCGGCCAGGCGGCGCTTGCCGCCCATCCAGGGAATGATTGGAGAGGTCATAGATTGCAAGTCTTTACTGTATGGATAAACAGGTGATAGGCTCGCCGCGCTTTGTGCACAAGGCAGGGGCCACGGCTGGACTTGCAGGAAGGGTCTGCGGGTTCGGCGGGCCGGGCTGGGTGTTGACGCACCCACCCCGGCTCGCTCCTTTCATAACTTTTTAAGAAAAATGGATATTTTCATGAGCGCTAAAGAGTTCGCTAGACAACTAAAGGCCGAAATCGACGGATTCGCGGCTCAGGGTCAAGACTCCATCAGCATCGAAACTCTTACCTCTGGCTTGAATAAGTTCATTGACGCACCAGAGGTAGAAAGCGAAGCCATTTTAGTAGAGCGCCTTAAAGCACACCTCCAAACCAATTTAGAAATAGAAAAAGACAACCACTCATCCGACTTGGAAATGTTTAAGTCCGTTATACAAACAGGGCAGAATGCGCTTAAAGCTTTTGTGCTACTAAACGGAGGTGCTGCCGTTGCACTACTGGCATTTATCGGAAAGCTAGCCGACGCCAGTCGTTCACACATCCCTTTGTTTGCCTTACCTCTTACAATTTTTGTCATTGGCGCTTTCTTCTCGGCGATTTCATCAGGGCTCACCTACCTGACACAAATGCTATACACAGAGAATAGAACATGGCTAAAGCGCGTTGGAATTACGCTGCACGTGGTGACTATAGTTTTAGGCGTAGCATCACTTGGTATGTTTGGATACGGTACACACCGTGCCTATGAGGCATTCATCGCCCTAGGGAGTTAATACTGAGTTTACGTAAGCTTGGCAGGCCTTCAGCGCGATCAGTCCTTGGTCGCCCTCATTCGTGATGGCGATAATTCGCCCAGCATGCGCTGGGTCAAGTCGGACGCGTACGGGACCATGATCCAAGCCGCCGGAGGTGGAGGTGGCAGGCATGCCGCCACAACTGGCGTCTCGCTCGACCAGGACTGACAGGCGGAGATCGGCAGTAGCAAGGCGATCACGGAGACGAGCCTGATTCTGTTGAACATCAGTAAGCTCCTGGAAGTGTTTCGATTCGTTATCGTGCAGGCGCTGCTCAAGGCTCCGCCGCTGCTCTCGCTCGGTAAGCAGCAGATCGTTCAGCGCTTGAGCCTGATCAAGTCGCTGCTGCACAAGCTCCTGCTCTTGTTCCGCCAGTTGACGGCCACAGCGCCAGTCTTGCGCGAGCCAACTACCAACGCCGCCCATGGCCAAGCCCAGACAGAACGTCAGGCCGGCGGACCGCCACATCACTGCAACACCTCAAGCGCCCGCTTATACAGGGCCTCACGATCCGAAAGGCCATTGGTGCCGCCGTTGATGCGTTTCGTGATCGCCAGGAAATCCCCTTGGTCCGCTAGACTGTTCAGCCCTGCTCGCTGCCAGAACCAACCCGCCGACATCGCGGCATAGACCGGATGCTCAAGCAACTCCGGCGTTGAGAGCAGCCGAGCGTCACCGAACAGCGCTTCGCTGCAGGCCAAGTAGTTGTCGCGGCCAGTCACCTGGATCAGCCCTCGACCGCGATACTTCTGCCCATCTCCATCCGCCTCGGGTGTGTTGCCAAGACGCTGGGCAAGGCGCCCGGTGTCGTACCTGGAGAGGTATGCATCGCTGCCCAGCTCGCGCACGTAGCGCAGCTGCCCCGACTCGTGGCCGACTTGGGCGATGAATGCGGCCATGCGCAAGCGGGCGATGATCGAATACTTACCCATTGCCGCGTTCAGAGCAGGAACAAAAACGCCGGCTTGGCGGCCGGCGTTGGGGAGAATCTGCTGCAACTGTTTTTCGGTGATAGCCATTAAGCGATGTCCTTGAAAAGGTTGATTTCAAATGTCAAACAAGCCAATTTTCCGCTTGAGCAACGGAGATAGCCGGTAAATCTACAATGCAAGGGCTTGATCGAGGGTGAGTGCTGCCAGCTCAGAAAACGTAAGTCCACTCAAATCACAATCTGGAACTTCGCGCAAAGCCTTCTTCTGCTCTGCAATTAAGGTCGTAGCTGCCCCTGCCTCCAGCGCCCGTACATATGCAATGTCCAACTCAGCAAGCTTTGGGTCACGCTCTTGGCGAAGTAGGTCACGCACAATAGCTTCGGCCTTCTCTCGGTTTATCGTGATCACTTTTTATCCCCTTTCCCACTTGCTGGCCCCATGCTATCCGGATCCAACTCCCAGGCAGCACGGAAAGCGCGATCAGCGGGCACAATGTCGGCATCGACAATCCAGAAGGGCAGTCCTTCCGGCACGTCTTTCTCGCCGATTTGCTTCAGTGTCAGCTCACATTCGAGGGGAATCAGCACATGGACTGCTGCGCCCTTTGGTTGGAATAAGATTCTTTTTTCCATAACTGATTCCTAGTTCGAAAAAATCACAGCATCAACAGAAAGGAAGTCTGAGCGCCCTTCTGAAGCACTTGTAGTGCCAATCTTGAATCCCGTGTTTGTTCGGGCATAAGCTTTGACACAGTTGATACCCGTAATAGGCGAATCACCGCTGGAGCCGCTAGCAGCAACGGCGTAGTTTGAATTAGGCACCGGCACAGCAAAGTTAACCGTGTAATCGCCCACGCCATTATCAATAACTGAACTGACATTAAAACTATCGCGAATAGCGACTACCCCGGTGCCGTTGAAAACGACCCAGGCTTTGGCCGCCTTGACCGCCTGCCCTCTTACCGCGCTCTGCACGAATTTAGTGTTAGCAAGCCGTCCCGTCTCATCGCCGTATGGCGCGGTGTCTGTTCGGGGGGCGCCGGTGAATACAGGGCTATCAAGCGTTGCAAGGGGGTGCCCCTCCCATTTCAGGACACCGGTAGCATCCATGGCCAGCTTTCCAGCGATTCTTCCAGCCCAGTGAAACGCTATAGCAGGCGCCCATTGGTCGCCCGTCTCAGCCGGCGACCACTCGGCCACCTGCTGCGCCTCTCGAATCTCTAACGCAGATGCGTTCCAGTCCACAGCGTTACTTGGCGAAGACAGGCGCGGCCGTTGCTGGCTTACAGCATCGATCAGTAACCGTTTTCCCAGCTCGACAAGCATGCTGGCATTGTCAGCCTTCTTTGCCAGCGCGCTGACTAGCTCCGCAACGGCCTTATCAACCGTGTTGGCTACGAACAGACAGTTGGCCAGCTGGGAGGTTCTTGCCCCCAGGTTAGCGGTCTCTGCGGTCGGCGTTCCGGAAAACGCCGGACTGGCCAGGGACGCCTTGTTAGCATCAATCCATGACTTGGTGTAGGCATCGAGAATGCCGAAGCCGGCAAGCGTTGTAGGGTTCGCGCCCGCAGTAACGCGCCCGAATGCATCCGTCGTCACCTGCCGATAAGTGCCTGCGGCTACTCCGGTTCGCCCGCTGGTCATGGCGAAGGTCAGCGCCGTGGTACCGACCTGCGGCGGCATCGTGTTGGCCAGCTGCCACAGGGTGCCGGCGTATGCGGTGCCGGCCTGGACGATGATCAGGTGGCCCGGGGTGCATTCAGCGTCTTCGTTCGCATCCAACGCCCGTGACCATGCATTGGCGGACGCCGTGTAGATCCAGTTCTGCGCGGCGTTGGCCTGATCCTTCACCAGCACCCGGTCACCGGCCGCCAGGGCCACGCCGTCAATCGTCTGCAGGCCTGACAGGGCAATCGGCCCCGTGGTGGCCACCCGCACCGCGCGCTTTACGTCACTGGCAGCGAGGCCCTGAATCGCCTGCAGCAGCTGGGCATTGTTGCCTTCGCTCGGCACCAGGCCGGCGGCGCGGATCACGGCCAACAGCTCGTCGGTGACCGCGTTGCCCCAGGTTGCCGGGATCAGCGAGCCCGGCAGGCCGGTGCTGACGTTTTCGTCCACAAACTTGCCGCCGACCAGGCCGACGTTGGGCATGCCTTTTGGGTAATCCATAGTGCGTTATCCGTAGGTAATGGTTTCAAGGGTGTGCGCCGGGGCGGCGCGGCTAACCAGGCACTCCAGCGCGCCGTTGGCCGCGCCGCCGAAGGTCTGGCCCCAGTGGCTGAACCCAAAGCGGCTGCCCTGGGCCAGGCGCGGCCCTGTCTCCAGGGTCCACATGAATTGCGCCGCCCAGGTGCCGAAGTGGGCCGAACCGAAGCGCGACCGGCCGAAGCGCGGGGCGCGGTGCTCGATCACGCGGGCATTGCGATAGCCCAGGGAAAAGGCCAGCTCCACGAAGTACGCCGGCGTCTGCCCGCCGACCTCCAGCAGCCGCCGGCGCACGGCCAATTGCCGATCGGCAAACGCCGGCGAATCGCCCATGCACGGGTCGGGCAGCTGCATGACCCGCTCCCAGTCGGGCACCAGCTCGCGCACCGTGGCGGGCTCGCTCTCGGCCAGCAGGTCGGCGGCGCGGCGGTCCTCGGTGGCCAGCTCCTGGGCGGCCGCCTGCAGCACCTGGTCAACGCCTGGGTTGAACTCCCGATCCCAGGCCGGCCCCGGCGGCAGCAGGGCGCACAACTGCGCGTAGTAGTCCTCCACCGTCCTCACGACCACAGCACACCCCCATAGGTCAGCAGCTCATTGGCAGCGGCCTGCACGTCGCCCGGGGGACTGATGACCTGATGATCGCGCTCGCCCGTGGCGCCGCTGATGGCCTCGGCAATGTGGGTGGCCAGCAGCGTGGCGCCCAGCGCCGATTCGCGGTTGTGCAGGTCCACCAGGGCCGCTTCCACGGCGCGGCGCACCGCGCTGCTGTCAGGGGTGACCGACAGCTGGTACTGCACCGGCTTTTCGGCCGGCGGCAGCACGAAGACTTCGGCCGTGACGGGCCGCTCCTGCTCGATGTAAGCCGCCACGGCCGCGACGGCCTCGGCGCTGGGGATGATGTCGATATCGCCATCACGCACGAAGAACACCCCCACCGTGCCCGGCCCCACCCAGCGGCGCACGACCCAGGCCCGGGTCACCCCGGCCACCTCCAGCGCCCAGGTTTCGTAATCGCTCTTGCTGCCGCCGTGGGCAATGACCCGGTACGAACGAATGACCCGCGCGCGCAGCGCCTCAATGCTCTCTTGCTCAGTGCCGCCGGTCAGGCCCGGCGCCGCCACGGTGAACGTGTCATTGATGCCCAGCGCCGGCGACACCAGGCGCAGCTGGGTGCCGGCCGGGGTGTTGCCCAGTTCGCCCGGCTCCAGGGCCTCGACCTGGGCGACACCCTCGGTGCCGGTCAACTTGACCGACGCCCGCACCCGGAACAGCACTTGGTCATCGCGCTGCAGCAGCGTGCCTGCATCGAGCAATGCTGAAGGGGCGCCGGTGAACGCGGCCGCGCCGGTGCCCTTGACCGCCTCCAGGCGGCCACGCTTAAGTCGCGCCTGGGCCATGCGCAGCAGCGTTTCGTCGTCGGCAGTGTCCGGCAGGATCTGGTCGGCAATGTAGCGCTGGTGGCCATAGCGGCCCGATGAGGCCGCGCCCAGCACCCGGGCCAGTACCTCGGCATCAGAGCGGACCAGGGCGCTACCACCGGCCAGGCTGGACTGGGCTCGGGCCACCAGGGCGGGCAGTGTTGGAATTTCAAACGGCATTGATCACCTGCCACAGGTTGTCTAGTTGAACATCGATCAGCGGGCCGTCGTGCAAGCTGACCCGCACCTGCAGGTCGAGGCGGTCGACCGTGCGTGACGCCGTTACCGTAACGGCGCTCACCCGGTCGTCATCCACGGCCCACTGCAGGGCCTCGCGGGCGAACGCTTCGGCGGTGCGCACAGTGTCGTCGGTCAGCGTGCGCCGGCGCAGCTGCCACAGGCGTGAGCCAATGCGGTCATTGGCCTGAGTCGGGAACGTGTCGCCCCACCAGCCGTAACGCTGGTCGTCGTCCAGCAGGTCGCCGTCATCGGCGCGCCGCCAGGTCAACAGGCTGATCACCACGGCGCGCTGCCAGGCGCGTTCGGATTCGGCATCCAGCAGCGTCATGCGGTCACCACCGGCTTACCGCTCTGCTGATTGCCCTTCGCCACACCGTCGTGCGGGTGATTGATCTGGCTAACGCCGGCGGCGATCTGGTCGCCGGCCGACTCGATGCGGCCGGTGGTACGGATCACCGGCGTGTCGAACTCCACCGCCGTCTCAGCCTTGACCTTGAGCGTCAGCGTCTCGACCTCGATCACCCGGCCGCGCTTGAAGTGCAGCACGTCGCCTTCGTCGGTGTGCAACGCCACCTCGCCGCTCTTGAGCCCCTGCAGGCGAAAGCGCCGGTCGGCCACGCAAATCACCACGCCGTGGGAGCGATCACCATTCAGGAACGCCGCCAGGCCCTCGGCGCCGGGTAGCGGGTTGGATGTGAAGCCGTAGGGCTCGAAGTGCTCCATCCCGTCTTTCACTTCGTCGGCGGTCAGGCGCATCTGCAGGCCCTGCAGCTTGCGGCCGGCGTCGACCAGGGCGACCACGCCCCGGGCGAAAAAATTCCTCATGGGCTTCATTGGCCAGGCTTCCAGTCAGCAGGGATCAGGTATTCGAAGTTGTCGGCCTTGCCGCCCTTCTTGAGCTTGCGCGCCTTGTGCGGGTCTTTCGGTTCCGGGTCGAAGCCATCCGGCGGACCGACCACGATGTTGGCCACCGTGCCGCCGTCATCGAGCACGTATTCGATTTCGCTGATGAGCATGTCGCGGTCGATGCCGATCAGCGGGTCGACCACCCGCACGATCATGTTCGGCACCCACAGCGCACCGGTGGACTGCCGCCATCCTTGGATTTTGTAACGCAGGGTCAGCGCTTTACCCATGCGGCTGCCGCGCTCCCAGTTGGCCCGCGCCTGGGCCAACTCCGGGGTCATCTGGCCACTTTCGTGGATCAGCAGCACCCGGTGCCGAGACGCCCGCGGATCGGTGACGCCGGCCTTGACCTCGCTGGCCGCCTCGCCGTAGTCGGTGTCGGTGCCCGAGCGCTGGCCGGTGACGCGGTACTCGGAAAACACCCCCGAGAAATCCAGCTCGGCGCTGCCGGTCAGCAGGTTCTGCCCCAGCTCCAGGCGGTCGACCGCGCGGCCGGCGCTGCCCGGCATGATGATCACCACCCGCCCCCGGGCGTCATCGGTCGACAGCAGCCGCGATAGCGTCAGCAGGCGGTCGATGGACTCAAAGGCGGTTTCCCCCGGCTCGATGCTGTGGTCGGCCAACTTGGTGGTTTCCGCCACCTCGCTCAGCACGCGCACGCCGTAGGGCTCGGCCAGGGCCTGCACGATCTTCTGCACGCTCTGCCCGCGCCACTGGCCCGGTTTGTTCACTGCCGAGCAGTCCACCAGGTCAGCGGTTAGCGAGCGGCCGGACACCGACCGTTCGACGCTGTGCGCGTCGTAGCTGATCGGCGTGCCGAACACCCAACCGGTCAGCACCAGGTCGGCGCCGATGCGCACTTCGCAGTAGTCGCCCTGGCGCACCGGGATTTCTTGCACCTGCCCCGGCCAGCTCCAGGTCACGCCCAGGCGAAAATCCCGGGCCTGGCGTTCAATGCCGGCGCTGATGCTGACTTTCTTCCAGCCGCGATAATCCAGGCCGTTCACGCTCAGCGTGACAGCGTTTTGATGGTCCATGGCTTCACTCTCGGGCGATGGTCAGCGCACCCACGGGCAGAAAGCCCGGGTGCTGCACCTTGTTACGCGTAACGATTTCCTCGGCGCGGGTGGCGTCGCCGTAGCGCTGGTAAGCCAGCACCACCGCCGGCAAGCTCTCCCGCGTGGTCACCTCATTGAGCCGCACGCCGGCGCGGGCCACCTCGGTCAGGTGCCCGCGCACCTGATTGCGCACCACCTCCAGCCGCTCGAAGTGCTCGACCGGTGACGCCAGGGCAGCCACCCACAGGGCATCACTGATGGCGTCACGCAGGGCGATCACATCGGCCGTCACCGGCACGTCGGGGCGCTGGATCGGCGCCGCCACCTGTTGCTCCAGGGTGGCGAAGCCGGCCAACGGCTCGGGCGCCTGCACCACCGGCATGGCCACCGCCTCGCGCACGGCCAGCACGATCAGCGCATCGCGCATCAGCTCGCGGGCAGCGGTGACCACGGCAGCCGTGTCGGCGCCCCCGGCCGGGGGCGGCGCAGCGGCCAACTGGCGGGCCTGCTCCACCTGGCCGGTGATGGCCCGGCCAGATTCGGCAAAGCCAGCAAACTCCGGCGCCGCGTCGGGCAACGCGGCAACGGTGCGGGCAAACTCCGGGTCGGCCTCCAAGCTGGCCGAAGCGCCACTGCTCGACGGCCCCCAGCGGTAACCCGACGACCGCGAACTGCCGCCGACACTGGCGAACTGCCCCCGGATCATCGCCGCGAAGTTGCCCGGGGCGTTGATCAGCATGTCAGCCAGCGCTTCCACCGAACTGACTAGGCCGGTCAACTGGCGAAGCTCCGAGGCAATGGCCATCTGCACGCCGGCGACGCCGTTCTGCAGCGCGACCACCGCCAGGCGCGCCCGGTTAACCACGGCCATGGCGGCCTTGTAGCGGGCAATCGCCGATTCCAGCAGGGTTTCCGAGGAATCCTCCAGCTGCCGCGCCGTGTTCGGCACGCCGGCCGGAAAGCCCTTTTCGCCGGCTTCGACAAACACCAGGTCAAAGCGAACCATGCCCCCTTCGCGGCGCTCATGGCTGACGCTGCAGACCGTCGCAGTGGCCGTCAGCCGGCCATACCAGGGGTGCACCAGCTCCCCCGCCCCGGGCTTGTCCAGGGCGTTCAGCAGGTTGTCACGCTGAAAATAGCAGTCCTCGCCGATCACGAACGCGGCCAGCTTGATTTCCCGCGTGACGCGGCCCAGGTCTTCCACCAGGGGCTTGTCCCGCTGCGGATATTCGTGCGTCTGCGTGCGCCGCCCCGCCGGCATGCTGTCGCTGTCGACGTGGAACGGCACGCCCCGGAATGACGCCGGGTGCAACTGATCCCGCCAGGTCGTCATGATGCCCTCCCCAAGGATCGGTAGCCTACTTGCGGGCTGACCTGCAGCCCGGGTTGGTTGGTGTCGGCCTGCTCCACCCGCATGCCGGGTGGGGCGTTGTCGAAGCGCACGACCATTTGCCCTTCCAGCTGGGCTTTACTGCCCTGGCCGGCCTGCTGCACCAGCGACCCGCGCGACGCGGCCAATGCCCCCGGTGCCGGGGCGGCCAGGCTGGTTTGCCCTGGCAGGCCGGTTTGGGCGCGTTTAAGCGCCTCCCCGGGGGTCAGCCCTTTGGCCAGGCTTTCCTGCGCCTGCTCGGCCGCCTGCGAGGCCGACAGCGGCATCGCCGCCCATGGCCCGGGTTGGCCCGGTGCCCGCGTCAGGCTGGCCACGCTGGTGGCCTCCGGCATCAACTGCACCGGCTGCGCCATCGGCTTGACCAGCGCCCCCGGCACCGGCTCGCCGGCGGCGTTGCGCGCTTTCTGCTGCTCGGTCCAGTTGTTGACCTTGGCCGTCGCCGCGCTGATCACCCCGTCGCCGCTCGACTCGGCATCGAACCCCAGGAATTTCATCATGGGTTCGATGATCGGCCGAAGCTTGTCCCACAGGCCTTTGAAAAAGCCGGTGATCGGCTCCCAGTGCTTGATGATCAGGCCCAGCGGCGACCAGTCGAAGAGCGTTTTGAGGAAGTCGAAGAACGGCACCGACAGCGCTTTGACCAGCTCCCACAGCGCGCCAAAAAACTGCGTCAGCGGCTCCCAGTTGGCCACGATCATCCCCAGCGGCGACCAGGCGAAAGCGGCTTTCATCCACTCCCACACGGCCATCGCCGGGGCCTTGATCTTGTCCCATACCGCTTGAAAGTACGGCGCCACGGTCGACCAGTTGGCGATCAGGACGCCGGCGGCGATGGCGATGCCGCGCACCACCATGCCTATCGGGCTCATGCTCGCGACACCGTTCATCATCGCCAGCGCGGCCGTGGCCCCGGCCGTGGCCAGGCGCAGCACAGTGAAGCCCACCGCCGCGCCGAGCAGCCCCTTGATCAGCCACGGGTGCGCCCCGGCCAGCTCGGCCACACTGCTGATGATCGGCCCCACCGTCGCCATGAAGTCATTGAGCGGTGGCAACAGCATGCTGCCCACCGTGATACCCAAGCGGGTCACCCGGTTCTGCAACTGCTGCAGGGCGTTTGCCGTCGTCGCGGCCCGTGACGTGTATTCCCCTTCCATGGAACCGGCGTACTGTGTCGAATCCCCGACACTGGCCAGGTTGCTTTTCAACAGCTTCAAGTTGGTCAAGAGCGGGGTAATCGCCGCCACCGACTCGCTGCCGAACAGGTTGGTCAGCAGCGCCGGACGCTTGGCCGCGTCGACTTCGGAAATCCGCTTGAGCAGGTCCAGCATGGTGCCCTGCGAATCCTTCTGCATGCCCTCTGCGACCTTCTTGGAGTCCAAGCGCAGCGACTTGAAGGCCTCCGCCTGCGACTTGGTAGCCGCCGTCCCCTTGGTCATGGCCAGCATGAAGTTCTTGATGCCCGTCGCCGCCACATCCTGCTTCACGCCAACCATAGTGGCGCCGATGGCCGCGATCTGCGCCGAGGAAAAACCCGCCACCTCACCCAGTGCACCCACTTCGGTCACGATTGAGGACAGTTGTTTGGTGTTGACTGGCCCCGTGTTCCCCAAGTAGTTGATCTGGTCGGCGAGCTCTACCACACCATCTTGGGTCATGCGGAAAGCTGTCCGCCATGTCGCCATCATGCTGCCGGACTCTTCTGCCGTCTGATCGAAGGCGACGCCCATTTTCACGGCGTCTTCGGCGAACCTGGCCAGCTCTTCCCGGGCGATACCGGACTGGCCGCCGGCGGCAACGATCTTGGCAATACCTTCGGCCGCCATCGGGAGGCGCTCGGATAGATCCAGTACATCTTCGCTCATCGCCTTGAACTGCGCCGGCGACTCGAAATTGACGACCTTCTTCACGTCGGCCATGGCGCTTTCAAAGCCCATGGCCGCCTTCACGCCCATGACGAACGGGGCGGCAATCGCCCCGCCCTGCAGGGCCTCGCCGAACGTGATCTTGCCCAGGCCCGAGCTGTTCAGCTGCTTGCGCAGCACGGCCGCATTCTTGCGCACCCCATTGAGCACCGGCGACAGCTTGTCGACGCCGGTGATCAGCGCCTTGAGTTGGAATTTATCCGCCACCGCCTCCCCCTTTCAGCGCGTTGATGCGCCACGCGTTTTCCTCACTCTCGAACAACGTGTCGAGGGTCCAGCCCAGCACCTCGCCCGGGGTAGCTTTCCACCACCAGGCCAGGTCGTAGGCCAGCTCGGTCAGGCCGCCGATTGCTTCGAATCTTGGGGCATGAAAAAACCGACGATGATCCAGGCCAGGGTGTTCAGGTCCGACAGCTCCAGCTGGTTGACCGAACTGGCCGGGATCACGGCGCACAGGGCGATGTACTTGGCCGCCGCTTCAAGGTCGACCACCGGATAGCCGTCGACGCCGATGTTGTACGGCAGCACCTTGATGGCCCGGCATTCCTGCACGGTCGGGCGGCGCAGGCTCAGTTCCTTGACCTCTTCACCGTGGGCCTGGATCGGGGTTGCGAGTTTGTGGGTTGCGGTAGTCATTACTGCCAGTCTCCTTGAATGCCTTCGAATTTGAGCGCGACTTTGGCGTCATCGCCGGTCACTTTGGTTTCGTCCACCAGGTACGCGCCGCTCAGCACGTACACCGAGCCATCGGGAAACTCGGAGGTGACGGTCATGTTGATCCCGGCGGTTAGCTTGGCCAGCGGGAAATTGGGGGTTTTCAGGGCGTCCACAGCGGTGTAAGGGATCAGGTCTTCTTCCTTGAAATACCCCCGCGTGATGGTTTCGCGCTTGACGCCCGACAGCGGGCATTCCACGCCGCCGGTAATGACCAACTGATCGCCATCGACCTTGATAAAGCAGGTGCCCGCGACTTTCTGACCCATAAAGGGCACTCCCATAAAAAAGCCCGCACAGGGCGGGCTGGGGTTGAACGATGAGGGTTACGCCGCGTCTGGGTACTGCAGGCGGAACTGGTACAGCAACGCGAACACGCGCAGCTGGTTCACCAGGTCCGGCGGGAACAGCACGCTCAGGCGGTTCGGGTTGTTCGGGTCGCGCTCGACGACCAGGTACTGCTTGAACGCCTCGGCGTTCTCGACGATGCCGTCACGCTCGAGCGCGCCATAGGCCGCGACCAACTCGCCGCGAATCACCTTCGGCGTCACGATGGCCTGGCCGGGGCCGAAGCGCGTGCCGTCGTTGGCCAGCTTGTGACGCCCGTACTTGCTGGTGATGATGCTGCGCAAGTAGCGGATCACATGAGCCGACTGGTGCAGCGTCTCGCTGTCCAGGTAGGAATCATCCGGCTGGCCGTAGGCGTTACGCTGGTAGGTCGTCACGGCCCGCTCGATGCGGTAGCTGCCGCCGCTGTAGGTGGCAGTGGCCATGCCACTGGTCAGCAGCGATTGCCGCTCAGTCAGGGTGAAACGGTCACTGGCCTGCGCCGGGTCGATGCCCACCAGCACACCGGTTTGCGTCGGTCGGGCCGGGTCGGCGCTGATGAACACCGCCGTTCGCGCCGCCCAGGCCGCCGCCACTTCCCACGCTGGCTGCGGCACACCCCGTTCGAAGCCATGCACCGAGACGTGCGGGTCGTTGCGCAGGCGCCCGGCGGCGACCAGCTGGCCCAGCGTGCCGCGCTGCGCGCTGTACACATGGCCGTAGAGCTGCTTGGCCCAGGACCAGCGGCCGGCGCTGTCGTCCATGGCGGTTTTCCAGGCGCCCAGCGTGTCGGCATCGGTCCAGGGCTGGGCGATGAACTCGAATTCTTCGTCGCCCAGCGCGGCCAGGGCCGCCAATACCGCCGGGGTGCCGGCGCCGTTGGTCATGGCGGTGGCCACCACCGTCAGGCCTGCCGGCGTGGTTTCGCCATTGGCCCGGCCCAGGCGGTTCAGCTGCACCTGGATATCGTTGCCCAGGTCGCCCTTGAACTTGGCCTGCAGGGTGATCACGCCGGCGGCGGCGGTGGCCTTCACGGGCAGGTCAATCGCGGCATTGACCGCTGCCGCCAGGCTGGCCGCCACGGCCTCGGCCGACGCCCCGACCACGGCATCGGCGCGCACGCGCTGGCCAGCCACGTACAGATTGACCAGGCCGGCCGTGGCGACACTGCCCGTTACCGTAACGGTGGCGGTCGCGGCCGCGCCGGTGCTCACCTTGAGCGGCAGACACCAGACCTCGCCCGCCACGTCGACGGCGCGCCAACGGGCGTGCATGGCGGCCAGCATCGAGCCGGGGCCGCCAATGTCCTTGGCGTCACTGGTACGCGACACCAGCACCAGGCGGCCGATTTCGTCGCTGTCGGCGTCGTCATTGACCTGGCCGACGATCAGCCGGCGCAGGCTGGAGCCGCCGCTGTTGGCCATGGAATTGTCGACCTCGGCATAGAAAATCGGCACGCGCAGGTCGCTGGGAATACTGCTGAAACCGACGCTCATCGCGCTTTGCTCCCCTTGCTGCTGGCCTTCTGTTCCAGGGCGTCGCCGTCGATGACGCGGCGCTCCCAATAGGCATCACGGGGCACCGCGGCGCCCTCGGCGGGCAGGTACTGGCCCGGCTGGCTTGGCATCGGGCAATCGCGCCCCGGGGCCGGTTTGAGGTGGATGGTGTTCATGGGTTCAAGTCCTCGCGGGTAGTGAACTCGACCCGCCCGTCAGGCCCGGGGGCGTTGACGTTGGGGTCTTTCAGGGGGTTGAGGAAGTCGAAACGGGTGTCGATACCTTCCAGCGTCGGCAGGCCGGCCAGCTGCCATTCCTGCCAGGTCTGCGGCTTGCCTTCGCCGGTCTGCTCCCAGCGACCCAACTGCAGGTCGGCATAGAAGCGGTAGCGGTAGACCATGCGGTCGCGGTCGAGCAGCAGCAGCTGGCCGCCGTCGTACAGCAGCGGCCCCGACTCATCGTCGGGCACGAAACCGACCAGGGCGCGCCACAGCTGGGCGCGCACGTCGTGCAGCACGTCGACCACCGACTGCCCGCGCTCGTCGTCGGTCGGCAGCACGACGCACACGTCGATGGCGTCGCGCACGGCCTGGGTGTAAACGTTCTGCGATTCCGGCTCGTCGGCCGAATCGCCCACGGCGATCACATAGGCCGCCGGCGGGGGCATCAAAGCGCTGTCGGCGGTCGGATCCCAATCCAGGCCGCCGGCCACGCGCCCTTCGAAGCCAGGCGCATAGGCGCGCAGCTGCTCGATCACAGGCGTGATTTTCATGTCAGGTGCTCAGTTGAGCAGCGCGGCGGCAAAGGCCTGCTGCAGGATGCGCCGCACCTCGTCTCGGCTGTCGACAAGGGCGTCGGTCATGTAGTTGTCGCGAGGTTTGATCCGCCACCCGCTCCCACTCTTGCGGCGCACGCCGTAGTGCAGGTAAGCGGGATAGAAGGCCCTCATGCTCGCGGTCTTGCTGGGTGCGACACGCACCAGAAAGCCCGAGCGCGACACCTTGTAGCCGATGGAGTCGGTGGTGGCCCCGCTACGGTTGACGGGGTAGCCGTCCTGGCCACCGCCGAGCGCTAGATTCATCTGTGCCCGGCCTGTGATCAGCTGGCCAACCTTGCGCATGCCAGCGCGGATCTTTCGCTTGTTGAAGGCCTCTTGGTCGAACTTGTCGAAGCCCTCGACATGCAGATAGCCGTCAATCGAAACGGAGTTGGCCACGGCCACCTCCCGCCGGCGCATTCGCCGCCTGCAGCTCCTCGACCTCGATCACCGACCACACCTGCCGCCCGCGCATACC